GACAGCTTGCACTGCCCCCCTATCTAAACTAACTTACTAGAATGGAATATCGTTATCGTAAACACTTGTAGGCGGCTGGTCCTCAACCGGCTGTACGTTGACCGCACCCATTTGCTGCATCGCCTGCGCCACTGCAGGATCCATTCCCTGCGGCATTTGCGCACTGGCAGGCATTGGCGGCATCGCCTGGATAGCAGGCTGCTGTTGCGGCATCATAGGCTGCGGCATCATAGGCTGCGATTGCTGCATCGGATGTGGCTGGTACTGCGCAGACTGTTGCATGTTGTACGGATATGGCGGCTGCTGTTGCTGCGGCTGCTGGTACTGCTGGGTCGGCGGTGCATAGTACTGGCCCTGCATCGGCGGTGCCTGCTGCGGTTGAGGTGCAGGTGCCACGGGCTGACCACCCGCCACTCCGTCATTGGCGTACAATTCAGGCACCTTGAACTCATCGGGCAACGGCATGGCAAGCTCGTACTTGACATCAGGTACAAGCTCAAGCCCGAACTTGCGCGGGTTGCCCTGGCCCCAGACAACACCTGTCTCCGGATCTGCGTCCCAGGTCCAGACGTGAATGGTCTTGCCGACGAGGTTGGACATGTTGCCACCTGACACGTTGAACAGCTGCATGTGCAGGCTCGGCTTCTCTCCGCTGATCTGCTTCTTGCCAGCCTTGGCGAACGTGATCGACTTGAGCTGGCCCTGCGGAGTGGCGAGTCCGATGCGGATGTTCATCTTCGGATTGCAATCGGGCCAGAATGCAGGACGGCCCGGCTGGTTGCCACCATAGTTGAACTCACGGGCCTGCACTTCCTGCAGCGACACGATGGTGCCGGTCAGCTCAAGCGTGCGGTCCTCATGCTTGTTCGAATAATGCCAACTGTAGTTATTGCTTCCACCAGGATTAAGAGACATAACTGTTTTCCTTTCTTTGCTTTTGATATTGCATCACCATGTGCCAGATCTCCTCATCGAGTTTCATCATCGGCACGTTGTTACCTATCTTGTTCTTGAAATACACTGCGGCATTCACCGCGTTTCCCATGAGGTCTATCTTTGCCCAGCCGAAATGCCTCACGGGTATGAGCCTGTCGGTCTCGAAGTACAGATGAAACGAGCCTGGCTTCATCGGATCCTCGACGCTAAACGTTTCATCTTTGAAGAAGCTTCCGAACTCTATCACGTCGAGATCGTCTGCACCATGCCCACGTCCATCGATGTCCAATACAATGAACCTTTGATAGAGTATGTTCTGGCCTACCCATCTGCAAGGGCTGAGAGCTTCTGCCTCTTTCCTCGTCATGAGCTTCGGCTTATAGTCCTTGCTCCATCCCCATTTCATCATGGGCCTGTTGTCCTGCGTGCATGGAAAGAATCTTCTCGATGGTGATACCCAATTGATCGGCAACCTTGGGAAGTCCGATAGCTTCATCTGGTCGAACGGTATCGCTGCTTCCCTTTGCATGACAGCTTGCCTGATCATCGGATTGACCTGCATGCCACACGATCCACGCTTGAATGCTCCGTCGTTGTACGCTTCGATATCCTTCTTGCGGACCATGATGTTGTTGCGCTGGCATTTGGCTAGGCAATCTTCGATAGGCACGCCATAGTATCCGCAATGGTACATGCCATAGTAAGGCGATCCGTTGTTGAAGTTGTCATCGAGAATCCTCTGCCTAAGCAGCTCGGCCCTTCTGCTATCGCCAGGATTCAAGCCCATCTTTTCCTCCTTTCTTATGTACTAAATCTTTTGCACCAATCATCAAAATACATATGGTGCAATTCACCATGGCTGCCATCCCACCAAACATCAGCATCTTTGGTCGAGCGATTGTAACGCAGAACAAGGAGGAACCCACGACAATGTGCATTCTCGGATTCCTCCCTTGTCTGACGTAACCATTCACCGAGCAAAGAACGATTGGGGTTAGCTGTTTGCTTACCGGTTTTAACCTCGAAGATGCAATCTTCAAGACCGAACTCGGATAAGAACACATCAATGTCACCACAGTCATTTGAACCAGTCAAAGCTTTACGCTTCGCTTTAATGCCATAACTGCCCATAAACTTGACAGCTTTGGTTTCACCGACAGTTCCCTTTTGCTTGCTGGTATTAGCCATCAGTCATAACCGAGAGCCTTTGCCTTCTCGACCTTGTACTTCTCATATAGCTCCGGATAGAATTCGAGCTTGAAATCTTCCTTGCTCATGAACGGCGGGAACTTTTCATAATGATAATCATACCAAGCGTCGAAAGACTGTGCTGTACGGTTGCCGTCTTCGTCTTCTTTTACTCTGACGGACATCGTGTAATATTCACGCTTGCCGTACTCATCCCAGATATGCTCGCGTCCAGCTTGGTAGATCTTGATGAACCATGGTCGCTTCGTATATCCATCTGGTTCGCAATCATCATCATCATTGTTATTGCAATTAGCCAATGATGTCTTGAGAGCTATGTTCTCATGTGTTAACCTAGTCACTTCATCATACAATGAAATGATTTCACCGATGACTTCTGCCTTGTCCAAGTATTTCATTAGTCCTCCTTAAATCCAGCATTGATATGATGTCTCACGATTGCCCTGTTGTCATGTACAACGAACAGTTCAATCATGTCGAACCTAAGTGTTCCATCAATCACATCAGGATTATCGTACAATACTTTCGTAATTACTTCTTCGAATTCATCACGAGACATACGATAATCATATGCTACATCATTTGACATAGTTTCTCTTGTGACTCTTACTTTGCCAAATGCAATGTCTCCTTCATCCTTGTAAACGAGAATGTCATCGAGCTTGTCGATGATGGTCATGCCAGTCAATTCGATGTACTTCTCCGCAGCTTTCATAGCATTCTCATGCAGCTTGGTATTCATTGTAATGATTCCTTTCTATTCGCTATCGATTGCTCAACGCCTTCTTGAATTGCGATACTGCCAGGTCGAACTGGTCCATAGCCTCACACCTTTCGGCAAAGTCTCCGCACTTGTAAACCGCGATGACATCGGTGAGCCTAGCGCGAAGGCTGGTCGCACGCAGGTTGACCTCGTTGGTCATGATCTTCACGTTCTGAATCTCGTTTGCCATTTCTAACTACCTTTCCCTAACTGTCTTATGGCTTGCCTGTCGATTACTGTGCGAGCAGTTCTTCTATCAACTGGAACCGCTCGTTGATTATCCTTGCCTTGCACTGATCGAGTCCATCGCTGTGGATGCTGCAATCTATCACAAGCTCGCAGTCATCACCCGCCAAGGTCAACAGCTCCTTCGCAACAACGAACCCGATCTTCCTGCCGCTTGCATTGTAGATGCAATCGACAACGTACTTGATGTCTTCTGCTTTCATATCTCACCTACCAATCGAAATCATATGTCTTATGTTCATGGATCTGTGCGGGTTCTAATGATGAACGCACATGTCGATGAACTTGTCCACTGAATTATCATAGATGCACTCGCCTTTGATCTTGCTGCCATCGGCTTTCTCTATACGCAATGACAGCACGTCATCCTCGTCGTAGTACATCTCGAATATGAGCGACTTGTCCCAGCTCTGAACGCTCGCCCTGATCTCGCTGCTTCCACGTCTGGTGGCATTGGTCCTAGCCATGCCCTTGATCGTTCCGTATAATCTGCTCATCTACTCCTCCCAACAATCGTTGTCATCATAATCACCCGGCATGAACTCGTCGTACTGGTGGCAGAAACCGATAGCTTCATGGCCTTCGATATCGCATTGCTGCCATCTGCCGCAGGTCTTGCAGCTTATATCTACCGGATCAGGGTAATCGTACTCATCGTAGAACCTATCTTTCCAATCGTCATCCATCATCTTACCTCCTTGTTGTCAACGATCGTCATGAAGGTATCGTGGTTCAATTCGTACATGGGATTCGATAGGTCATGCAAGACACCGACCATCTTCAACGCTTCGACCAGCGTCATGAATCCAGGTATCACACCGCCATCCAACTCGTACAGACGGTAGCTGTAGAGCGTGTAGTCCCACTCACCATCTGCGTTCTCGTGGATTTCAAGGTAACGTTTGTTCTCGGCGAACATGTATGCCTTGTCCATATATCCTCCAATCTCAATAGGTCACATCGCTTACCATCGCCATCATCAGAATCATGACGGCACCGATGCCCAACAATACCTTGCTGTCACACAGCTTGCCGAACAGCACGAAGATTACCGCCAGGCAAAGCCAGCATGCCAATATCATCATTTCTACCTCGCTAACATCTGACTAACTTGTATTGAATTGTTTTCCACTTGCCGCCATTGGCCTTCGCCTTTATCGTGTACAGCTTTCCCTTCTTAATCGGAAGCATCCAAACGTTTTTACCAAGCCTGTCAATCTTGACCTGTTTACCGCTGCAGTATGCTTTGACAACCGATGGCTTTCCAACTACCTCAACCGTCGCTACATACTGCTTGCCGTATGGGTTAACGTCTGTCACATATGGAAGGCTGCAGTTATCTGCTCGCGCACTTCCTGCCTGCAATGCTTCGGCAACCTCCGCATGTACAAGGCTAAGTCCGATGACCATGACGGCAACGATTAAAGGCGGAAGGATTACCAGAACCATATCGGTGAACTTGTCTTTCATGTGAACCTCCTCGGCAAAAAGGAGCGCAGGCTAAGCCAACGCTCCAACTAATCCTAACTTAACGGTTGAGTTCGCGGATGATTTCGCGGATGTCGATGCTGTCAGCCCAGTCCTCCATCGGGTCCTCCTTTCGTAACTAACTAAGTTGGGGAGCTGGTATGGCTCAGCTCCCCTTGCCCGACGAGATTACTCTGCCGTCCAGAACGTCGGCATCACGAAGCGACCGTCAATCCAGCCGCCGTTGTCGATGCCATCGCCTGCCTCGATGCTGGCACCGAACTGGTCCCAGTACCAATCTGGCAGGAACATCTTGAAGCTGCCGCCCTTAGGACCGGCGATGACAAGGTGAGCTTTCGCTTCCTCGGAAGGCTCGTGAACCTCAAGCACTTCGCGGATGTCATCCTCGGCAACGAACGTGTTGCGGGACATGACCTTGCGGGTATAGTTCTTGCTTGCCATGGTTGTCTCCTTTCAAGAGAGGGTAACTAACTCGGTACATGACATGGCGCACCGTGAAACACAGAAGCCCGTGCAGCACAGGCAACGTGCGGGACGGCATCCAAGCTTGCCATCCAGGAAACACAGGAGCCAGTGCAATCGAGAAAACGATGGGGATCGGGTGACCGAAGCCACCCGAAACCCTACATCAGCTGCATTGGAATCTCGTACCACTCGACCTGCGAATAGCTTTCCGTCAACGTGCTGCCTTCGCTATCCATCGACAGCACGCGTTGGAAATACTCGCCTTCGTACTCAAAGTAAGAGAACTCGGTGAACGAACGGTTCTCAAACGTGTAGCGCACGCTGCCGATGAACTCGCCAGCTCTGGGAATCATCAGCTCAATCTCCTTTGCTGTCCACATGGCACAGCTCCCTTCCAACTAACTGACAGGTGTATGCAGGATTATCGGATTCCTAGGGATGTCCTGCGCACCCCCGCTACACTGCATCCGAATTGCAGTCCATGTATTGCATCGCCCATGGCAGCCCATCTTGGGTGGCTTTCACCACCAGCGAACACAGAAGCCCGTGCAACCTGAGACGAGCAAGGGAAACTTGTAACTCATGTGTAAAAAAAAAGAACCAATCTTGGCATTGGTTCACTAGAGGTGGAAGACGATGTCCAATCAGCTATGTAGCCAAGTCAAGCTGAAAGTGGGGGAGGTCGGACTCCTGAGTCCCCATACGTTTACGCGGTAACAGTCCGACTACCGCGGTGGCCAACACGACAGAGGCTCCTTACTCAAGGGAGCATGTAGCCAAAGGCGATGCGTCCATCACCTAGTGGCACGTCTGCCACCGATAAACACAGTCGCACGTGCGCACAGGAGACATGGCAAGCAAGGTGAGCGTTGCAGGTCTGGCAATCCCTTGAGATGGGTTTGAATCTTAGAACATAACTGCGACAAGGCGAACAGCGGGCAAGCCGGTGCTCCCTAGGGGTCGCACGTTCGCCTGTCCACATCATCTTCCCCATCCATCCCAGCAGACCAATGAACGCAATGAAACCGCAGGTCAAGCTCGTGTTCACTCGCTCTCAAATGATTGATGGGGGGTATATGTATATTAAGGATATATTGGTAAATAGGGATTGTTGGAAGTTCCCCCGCAACAAACCCCCCAATTTCCCAGGGTCCAATTTGTCAGCGGGGTCACAATGGAGAGATAGGGTATGCACAGGTGGGCAATGTGGAAAAGTGGAAAACATTGTGGAAAGGCGCGAACGTGCTTCCAATGATCGAATCGTGTTACCGGATCTTGCACTGGTAACACTGGTGAGATTGGCAACATGGGCTACCGAGCCACCCTCGGCAACCTTGCCACCAAAGCCTACCGTTCAAGCTAGACGAGCGTGCGGGAGTTGGAAAGCGTGCTGTGGGTAGAACAGCTTGCACCGCACCACAGATCCAGGTAACCATGAACCTTGCTAACCATGTTAGCATTTCGGCTCGCTTCGCTCGAAGTGTGGCTCCGCTGCCTCCTTTGGAGACAGCTTCGCTATTGGTATAGAATTTTAGAAGTTGCGACTCAGGCTATCCTTGTCACCTGCTAACCGGATCTGTGGTTGCTGTGCAGGTCTCTAAAATTTTTCCCTGTTGTTCTTGCAGGGAAACCTTTCCACCCTCACGTTTGCATCGGGATTGTGCGGTCCCCAGCTTACTGGCAAATCAGCGCTGCTATGGATGCGCTCTAGGGGAACCAGCCAGATCTCTGCGAGGTGGCATAGTCTGCCCTAGGCTCGACCCAGATATTCGACTCGCTCTTTCGGAGGGTACGTTTTGCCGTCTGGGAACGGACGCTATCGTTTACAGTTGACAACATAACACGCATGCTTTATCATTGTCAACAGTTTGCATGGGGTGAAGATATCTGGGATTTAGTCTTCACCCCGATTCTTTTTTTTGCTACAATGCAATTGCCTCCTTTCTCGTTGTTTGATCAAGGGGCCGTTCCAGTACTAGGGGCCTGCGAACCAGTCCAGCGCAGGCCCCGAACTTTTTCGTGGTAAGATGTGCGAAAGCGAAAGGAGCAGGTATGTCTTTGGATACGAGCGCATTGTTCGATGCGGTGGGCGGCAACAAGCAGGAACGACCGGAGAAGAGCATCATCGAGAGGTTCAGGTTCGATGACAGCCTGAACGTGCCGATCGAGCTTACCGATGCCGACATGTGGTCGAATTACATCAACGACGATCTCTACGAGATGGACAAGAAGGTTCGCGAGTTCCTGACCAAGACCACGCACCAGCGCAGGAAGGGCGGCTACAAGACAACAGCATCCCTGGTGTTCGCGTGGATCTACGGTCGAACGCCTTCAGCGGAAGACGGAGCTGCGTGCCGTATGCTGCACGAGGTCTTGCGCTACTATTGCACGAGCTACAACGGGCCTACGACCTACAAGGGCAAGAAGGTCTACTGCGTCTACAACTTCAGCAAGTACGCCTTCGAGAAGCGCAGGCCGTATTCCCTCAAGTTGAGATTGGAGGAGATCGATGACAGCAGGAACCCATGGAGACGGTCCCCGGTCGATGACTCTAAGAAACGAAACCACGGTAGACGAAAGCATAGCGAGGCTGGCGAATGAGTACATAGCCGATGTGGTCAGCATAGCCGAGGGCAACCGTTTCATGATCGGCATGGTCACTGCGAGAAACGCTGCCGATTACCTCGTGTCGCGGTTGTTCACCGATGCCGTGTTCTCCAACGACATCAGGTCCATCCAGCTCATCATCAACCGTATCGACGGCGGCTTGCCGAAGGACACCGAAGTTGCGCGTTACCAGACCGAGTTCGGCGATTGCCTGAACGAGATCATGAAGATGACCCGCGACGAGCAGACCAAGGTGATGCCAGATGACACCGTGATGATGGCGCTGTGCAAGAGCCTGTACCATATCGCCACCCAGGATATCTACTGGGACCATGAGAAGCTGAGAAGCAGGAGGCCGAGCGATTCCGTCAAGAAGGAACGCGATGCCGCATTGCGCATGGTGCTCGAACGCACCGGTGGAAGGAAGACCCTTTCCTCGGTACCTATCGAGAAGGAAGATGTGGAGATTGCAGGATGGATTGAAGAGCTACCAAAACTTACTTGTTGACCTGGTATAATGTGATTGCACGCAGGATCTCAGCCCATCTGCCTGTGGTGCGCTCCGATCGGGGGCAGGGGGTCGCTCCCCCTGCCTTACCCGCAAAGACGATGGGCAGATGGAAGGAGCTTGTAAAATGGATGGGCGAAAGCAGAGGGCGCGTTCCCTCGAAGACTGGATTTTCAATCCCACTGCAGAAGACCTGGTGTGCGTGAACCGTTTCCACGAGACGGTCAGGATGGTGTACCAGGGATATTCGAACCTAGACCCGGAGGCACCAGATCCGGATGACGTGAAGACCAAGGTTGCCGCATTGATGCGTGCGCAGCTCATCCTGCTCGGCGGCGATGTCATCTACGTGCGCGAGGGCGATACGCTGCATACGCTTGGCGATTCGCTCGACCTCTTGAGCTACTACATGCATACGGACAGCCGTGATGCACGCAAGGCAATGGATCTCCTCGAAACGAATTTCCAAGGATACTTCCCCATTGTCGATGGATTGACGTGGCGCGATGTCATGCTGCTCAAGTACCCTGACGGCAGCTATTCCTATGTTAACCTGAAGACGTTGCAGCTTGCCACGTTGACCGATGGATCCATGGAGACTTATCCGGAATATGGAGCACACGATGTCAAACCTCACAACTACGAGCCGATATACCGGTTCTTCAATGTCCTTAATCAAGCAGTTGGAGAGCCGTGGTTCTTCGAGAAGACCATGCTCTACCATTTCAACCAGCCCTACCGGGAAAAATCTCATGTACTCGTGGGAGGCGGTGGGAATGGAAAGTCCATGTTCATGGGACTTGTACAGCGCCTATATGGAGACTTTGCGCTTACAGATGCACCTCAGCCCAACTTCACCGGACACGCAGCAGCAGTGGTTGCTTATAACTTTATCGGAAAGCGAATCGTCACGTTTAACGATGTAGGCGATCCAAGCGCGAAGTTTCTGGAATGGCTCAAGCGAATGATAACCGGCAACCTCGAAGTCAAGACTCCTAGCGGCGCTTGGCTTTCCGTTCCGTGCAATACCAATTTCCTGATGGAGACCAACCATGCGCCGCAGATCTTATCATTGGAAGCGCATCGCAGGCGTTTTGTTATTCGCGAGTTTCATCCTGATTTTCGTCTTAAAGATTTTCTCGATGACCCCACCTTGGACAAACTGGGCGATCGCGGTGATATTACTGCTGGCGATCTCGTTAACTATCTCCTCACTGTTCGAGACAAGGTAGGAGATTGGACTCAGTTCGGCGCTGAGCCGGAGTTGGATTTCTGCGAAGAGGAGAATGTTATCGAATAAACTCTAAATAGCTAAAATCTTGTTTATGAAAAGAAGGAGGAAAAATGGGCGAGTATCTTAAGATGCAAATGGATGAAGCTGTTGATTATGGTTTCGTTTTGATTCCCGATAACAGCAATAGCAATTTTGATTTTGGATTGATCGTCTTCCAAGGTTGCGATACAGAAGCAAATGTCGAACCGCTATGCGAGAAATGCGATCTGGTGGAAAAGTTCGAATGTCTTCTTTGCGAGCTTACTAATGGCAAGATGTCAAAGGCGAGCTATGATTACAACGTGATGCTCACTGCTATCAATGAACAGTTCGAGGAAGATTACAACAAGTTCATCGAAGATGAGTATATCGAGCTTCCACTCGATGTTCTCAACAAGAAGATCTATCCTGGTGACAAAATGATTATTGCCTGTACCGGAGAACCTGTTGGCACTGTCGTTGGCATTGGTTGCGGCAAACGGTCTAATCATGTTTGGGTGCTTAAAGATGGCGAGCATGTATCACGGGCGTTCTTTGCTAAAAGCTTTGCACATGAAGGGAGCTATGAATGTCAGTGCTAACTCATTTCGGCGCAATGCTCATCGGAGCATTCGTTGCGCTAACCGGTTATGCCATTGTCAAGATCGGTGCCGATGCAGAGAAAGCGGAAGGCCATCGTGCGAGATTGAACGAAGACCTCGATAGGTTCGCCAATGAGACGGTCAAGTTGTGGCATGATGATGAGCTAGAATTCTACGAAGGTCTTCGAGATCATTACGTGAACGAGGTAATGGAGGAATTTCTATGATGCTCAACGAGGATTGCGAGAACTGCAAACAGCTTGCAGAGATGTACATCAACGATACCGAGGAGCTTAGGTCAGAGATTCGCAGGCTTCGCAAGGAGAACCAGGAACTCAAGGACGGCATGGTATCGAACGGGATTGCAGACCTTGAGCAGAAGATCGACAACTACAAGCACCAGCTCCGTCATATTTGAAAGCATTGCTGATGAGTAGGTTCAAAGAACAACTTGGATGGTTCATCGGCGATGCGATAGCGTTGATCTTCTTTATCATCTTGTTACCGTTGGTTCCCATGTTCGCGTTGTTCGATGAGATACGAAGCATCCACGAGGAGGAATGATGTTTCATCCTGTCAAAGCGCCTAAGCATTATGCCGGTGATGGCGATGTTGAATGCAAGCATGCGTTGAAATCCATGCTCCACAATACCGAATCCATTTTGAGCGCTGATGCGATTTACTGGTGGGGCTGCGCGTTGAAGTATTTGTGGCGGTGGCCTTGGAAGAACGGGATGCGCGATATCGAGAAGTGCATACAATGCATCAAGTACTTGGAAGAAGAGCTGGAAGGAATCGAGAAATGGAAGCAGTCAAAATCAAGCTAGACAAGAACGCATATATGCCGAAGCGTGAACATGCAACTGATGCCGGTGCGGATATCAGAACACCGAAGGCATTCATGGTCCTGCCGAATTCGTCTAAGGTGATCCATACGGGTATACACATCGAGACTCCTCCGGGTCATGTGACCATGGTGAAGAGCAAGAGCGGTTTGTACATTAAGGACAGCATCACCACAACCGGCGTTGTTGACGAGGGTTTCGATGGCGAGATCGTCATCAAGCTCATCAACCATGGATCTAGCGGCAAGCATTTCGATGTCGGTGACAAGATCGCACAGCTCGTCATAATGCCCGTCATCTATCCTGAATTCGAACAGGTAGACGAGATCGAAGGTGGAGAGCGCGGAGGCAACGGTTATGGTAGTACGGGAAGATGATCTGCTCGTTGTAAATATCAGTGTTCATTCTCCTGAATGGCTAAACGATTTATCAAACTGAGGCAGAACAATTTTGGAGGGCGAGAAAGATGATACATGACTTAGGCCAAATGTCTTTAGAAGATTACAATGTCTAAACCACAATGGCTTATAGACAAGCAGATGCAGGCTCGGCGTATCACTGTTGAGCCTGACTTCTGCTGTGATTGCATCTACTTCGGCAGGTTCGTCAAGGTTGCCAAGCATAAGAACAAGGAACGTGTCGAAGTTCACAAGTGCGACATACATCCTAATTGCCTTAATACGAAGTATTCCATATGCTGCGATGACTTCATCCATGGGTAGCTGGTATAATCTTCCCCGATGACGAAAGGGGCAGATTATGGCCGACGAACCTCGTGATTACAGTAGGGAAGCAGCACATAGGCGCTATGAGCGCGCTCAGGAGATTGTCGAGAAAAACCCGAATGTCGATCTCGATACCGCGCTTACTGAAACATATTGGAACACCGATTGGCAACCTGGCGATCCCACCCATAAGGATGTTCAGGAAAACTGGGATTATTACTACCAGGCAACCAATGGCGGTCAGATCCCCATTAACCAGGTTCCGAAACCTGAAGAAGCTGTACAGCAGACATATCCCACGACTTATCAGGTTCCACTGTACAAGAGCGCTTCTGTCGGCAACATGCCGCAATCGGAAGACGAGCGCAAGTCTGTCGTTGTCGGTGGCTATGATCGCCAGACACCTGACGAGCAAGCAAGCCAGCGCGACGAAAACGAAGATGAAAAGGAACCATCTGAACAGTCTTCGCTCGAACCGAGCGTTTCGACACAGGGAAGCCAATCGAAGACGCTCGATGAGCTGAAGGAAGATTTCGCCAAGTGGCAACAGGAATACGAGGAGCGTGGCGGCAACGACCGAATCGGCGGCGAGGTCCAACGGCGCTTCACGAACATGGATACCGGGGAGGTTGTGGCAAATCCTCTTGACTGGAACTTACTTGGATTCACCAGCCAGCAGACAACGCCACAAGCAGCACGCGCTCTCTACGATTACTACTATGCCCAGCGCGATGCCAATCCGTTCGAGGAAGGCACGGATGAATGGGAGGAGAATCGCGGCACTTGGGGCAGGGGTCCAACCAGGATGTCAACAGCTGCGCCCACCATTGTCGATATGAACTTCGGTCAAATGGGATACAACTATTTCGATGATCCGCTTTACCAGCAGTTGTCCGAGTCTGCGCAAACGGTGCCAGCTGAGAAGATTGTCGATGAGGACGCGATCGACAATGGCATCAGCGAGAAGGCACGAGAGTCCTTGTACATGACCGGCAAGGAATACAAGCGCCAGAGGGAATTCGGTTTCCCCGGTCGGCCCATCGAGGACATCGAAGATAGTTCGGATGCGATCTACAGCAAGCAGGACGAGCAGGAAAACTACGGTTACATTCCGTATCTGACCAGCAATGACAGCTTGCAGAAATTCCATGATGATGCAGCGGCAAATGCCGTCAACAACGTGTTCAACAATTTTGCCAACCTTAGAAGGGATAACACGTCTTATTCGCTCAACTATGATGGCAATACCTACGATGCCAGGGATTTCAATAACAAGTATGCCACGTGGGTTGGGCGTGCATTGAACTCCGACGAGAAGTCCTTCACCGATGCATCGAAGGTGACGGAGGATTCCGTCCCGCTCACGTGGGTTCTCCATGATTCTGTTACAGGCGAAGACGTTTACGCACCATCAGCTAACGGAGAAGAAACCACAGATCCGAAAACCGGTTTACCGATGATCGATTTCCATACCGGTGATCCTAATGATAACTGGTACTTCAATGATGCTGATGATAGGAACAACAGTGTCAAGTATGATTTTGCCGGTAATGATAATCCTGTATTGGGATGGAAGAACATCGAACCGTTGACGTTGACCGATGGAACGAAGATCCGCGCTGACAAGGCAATGGACCTTTACGACCATCAGGACCAGTATGCTGATTACGGACTATTTGACTGGGGCAAACCCAATGTCGGCAATCCGCTCGAAGAGGGCGGTTGGGCACCATGGTTCGTGGATATGGCGCTTGGCTCCGCTCCGCTGTTCTGGTCACCAACTGCCGCAACGCAGGCCATCGGAAACACTTACCAGAACATGCAGGGATTTAGAGCTGGCACGCAGGATGGCAATGGAACTTACAAGCTATTGTCTGAAGATCCGACACGTGAACAGCAGCTCGTAACATCCGCTGGGTCTGCGATTCTTCCGCTGACCGAACGCTTGTGGGGCATTGGCAGATCGGCGGCTAGTTCTGCCATGCCGTTCATGAAGGCGCTTGAGCGAACGCATCCGAACATCGCCAACCATCCCCTGACCATAGGGGGAGGCAATGCGGTTGGAGAGGCCGTTGAGGAGATTCCCGGTAACTTTGTAGAAGAGATGCAGAGTTCAGGGACCATCGGTGATTACTTTGCAAACCCGCTTTACTATTACTATGACAAGCGTGGTGACAGGGTTTACACGACCGATGAATCCGATCCGAACAATCCTGATGTGAACTATTACGCCGCATATGATAGGCAGGGTAAGAGGCTCAAGGATCAGAGCACTGATTTCTTTGGCAGGCAAGGAAACTTCTGGTCTGAAGCTCCCGCTTCGATGCTCGGCGGCGCAGCTCTCGGTGGCGTCCTCGGTACTGGTGAGGCTATCGGCGCTATCGGTCCGTATCGTGAAAGCCGAGCAGAACGTGATAAATTTGGTTACAACATCGAAGTTCCTGAAGAAGTTCTCAATTACACGAGAAGGCAGGCAGGTGAATAATGGGTACACAAGGCCGCAATCTCGGCGAAGCTAGGGAAAGCAGCATAGAGCAAAGACAAGGTGCGTCTGAGCAAGTAGAGCTTGGCGGTCCTTCATTTGAACAGGAAGCTGTGAGCGAACCTTCTGCGCCAACTGGAAGCGTTGCTCCTACTGGAAGCACTGCCGTTGAAACAGCTGTCGATAGCGCAATAGGTAATTCATCGATTTCCACTCAGGGCGTTTCTTCCGAACCGGCTAAACGCATCGAACCCGTTGCTTCTACTGTAGCAAACGTTCAAGAAGGCCGTGCTACCGCTGCTCCTCAATCGGTGCTGTCTGCAGGTCAAGCTGTTCCTGCCGTTCCACAGGACACCGGATTGATGCCAGGTATCTCATCTGGTCGAGTTAGTTCTGAAGGTGGCGGTGGTTATTACCAGGGACCAACCGGTCAAGAGCTTGTGTCCAATTTGAATCTCCGTAACCTTGAATACGAGCAGCCTGAAGCTGGGCAAGCACGTCGAGATGTTCAGATGCAGGCAGAGTCTTCCGATGAGCATGTTGCCGCCAAGACGCAGGATTACCAGAGGAGCAAG